CTTGAAATCATCAAACAATACTATGGTTATAGTAACGAAAAGGCACTAAGTGCTTTGAAAATATTAACACCTGATCAAATTAATTTTATTAAACAACGACTTGATATTGGAGGAATACGATGACGACAACCGTTGAACCAACCGTGCAATGGACTCAGGATCAAATGCTTGAGGTTGTGTTAAATGAACCAGATGATTTTTTGAAAGTTCGTGAAACACTAACCCGTATTGGAGTTGCATCAAGAAAGGAAAAGAAACTCTATCAATCCTGCCATATTTTGCATAAGCAAGGAAAATATTTTATTGTTCATTTTAAAGAATTGTTTGCTCTTGATGGTAAACATGCCAATCTTACAATTAACGATGTTCAGAGACGTAATCGCATCACTCGTTTATTAGCTGACTGGGGACTTATCTCAATTGTTAAAGAAGATGATTGTGTAGATATCGCTCCACTTAATCAGATCAAAGTATTATCTTATAAGGATAAGGGATTGTGGCAGCTTGAGCAGAAGTATAATATTGGTAAGAAAGGAAAAGCTACAGAATCTGAGTAAGTGAAAAAATTTATCTTTGATGTTGACGGCACTTTAACAGAGAGTCGTCAACAAATTGATTTGTCATTTGAAGTATACATGATTAAATTCTGTTGCAAGCATGATGTTTATCTTGTTACTGGTAGTGATAGAGCAAAAACAGTAGAGCAGGTAGGTCTTGATATCTACAATCGATCGAAGAGAGTATATAACTGCTCTGGAGCAGATGTATATGAGAAAGATAATAATGTCTTCAAATCCGATTGGAAACCATCTCGTAGGTTGATTAACTTTCTTAGTGATGAATTAGACTTCAGCACGTTCCCAAATAAAACAGGTAATCATATTGAACACAGACCCGGTGGGATAAACTTTAGTGTTCTTGGTAGAGGTGAGGATAGTGTGAAATATAGAAAAGAATATGTAAAGTGGGATATCAATACTACTGAAAGAATATTAACGGCAGATAGAATTAGAAGTGAGTTTCCTGATTTGAATATTCAAATCGGTGGACAAACTGGACTTGATATATCTGATAGTGATAAAAGTCAAATACTAAGAGATTTTAATCCAGAAGACGAGTTAGTTTTCTTTGGTGATATGATGAAAGAAGGTCAGAATGATTATCCATTAGCAGAGGCTGTTGACAAAAGAGGAGGAACAAACTACAATGTGAGTAGTTGGCAAGAAACTTATAGTAAACTAAGGGACTTGACAAACAAATAAAGTTAATATATACTTTATATCATACACATCAGTTCTGCCTTAAGAATTGATATATTCACCTAAGAATCAAATGACAAAATTTAACACAAAGAACTCAAAGTTCTATCCTATCGAAGACGATTATGATAAATTGTCTGATAAGTATAAAGAAAAAATCCCATCAGGGGTAAGAATTTACGGAGAAAAGGTCGATAAGGTTTATAATGTAAAAGATTGGATAGATGAAGGTATTTTTGAAAATATTGAAGAAAAACTAGAGAGAGATAAATTCTGGTTAATACCTTTATACGAAACACAAAATTTTATACATGGACTTGTTTTAAAAGCACCAACTGGTTCTAAAATTGATAAATTGTATAATAGAGATTTTTATGCAAAACATTTTGAAAAATTATTCGGTTCTGACACAGGAAGTGATGTTAGGGGATTTGATCCTGTCCTCGCAACAGTAGGAGATCTTTTAATAGATTTAAGAACACAATTAAATGTAAATTGGGATGCTAGACACAGAGGAGTAGGATTTATTTCTGCAAGTAAGGGTGGTCAAGTTGGAGATAATCAGTTTAATAATGCTATCTTAATTAAGAAAACTGCACCTAAAGACATAAGACCAGAGATGGTGGCAAACGTCTATTTCAAAATTAAGAATGACTCAGCAAAGGATTTATCCCCAGAAGAAAAGTTTGTTGCTGAAGTAAGAGCAGATAATCCACAGGCTTGTCAATGTTTCTCAGCGTTAATCGCTGCAAACATCAGAATCGCAACTGATAAATTACCAGAACTTGATGAAGGAAATCCAATCACAATGACAGGAATTGCATTGTTTAGATCAGAATATCAAGGGAAAGGTCTTGGTCGTGGTAGACATCTTCCAGAAGTTGTTAAATCACTTAAAAAAGTTAAGTGGCCTTTAGCAGAATCAAAAACATACTCAATGTATTTAATTCTTGGTTACTGTAAGTTAATTCAACTAAGTGAAACTTATAATGGCGACTTTGGTTTTGATAATGAAACTATGATTAAAGCACTTGCTTGGGGATATAATGAGTATGAAGGGGAAGCAAAACCTAATTATTATACAACACCCAGAGCAAACGGATTAGCATATCCTAGTGTTGCATACAACATGGGAAGAATGTACAATAGATATCTTGTTAGTCAAGGTGCTGATGTTTATCAAGGTGGTAATAAAGAAATGGATAAAAAATATAATATCGGAGACATAATTTATGTTGAAGACGGTGGACAAGGATTAAATCTTGATGAGTATCTTGATCTTCCAGATAGTTTTAAAACACAAGTCGGTGTTGACGTAACTAAGTCCTCTAAAAAAGTAGAGATTGATTTTAGTGATTTGGTGGAGGAGTTTAACTTAGTTTCATAGGGTAAACCGAACTTTATGGATTAACCGAACATAAATTGAGGGGTTTACACACCCCTCTTTTTTTGTGATCTGTTATAATTAGTAGTGTCGCCGTAAGGGACACAATTCACACTCGCTTATTTAAGGAGAACTATGACAAACATTTATAGAGCTAAGGATTTAGCAGAACTGTTTGATAAGATAACAACAAACAGTATTGGTTTAGATAGAACCATACAGAATTTTTGGGAGAGCACGAACGCTAGCTACCCACCTTTCAACATAATTCAAGAAAATAACCACGAATCCACTTTAGAGATTGCACTAGCAGGATTCAAAAAGAAAGAAGTTAAAGTTTATACGGAGCACGGTAAACTAATTGTTGAAGGAAAGAAAGAAGAGAAGAAAGAAAATGAGTATGTTCATCGTGGCATGGCTCAAAGATCATTTCAAAGAGGGTGGCAACTTACTGATGACGTAGAGATTGAAGAAGTTTCATTTGAAGATGGTCTTCTTTCAATTCATCTTGGAAAGGTAGTTCCAGAGCATCATGCTCGTAAAGATTACCTCTAAATACAATTGAGTTCGAGATGGAACTTGGGGATCTTGACGATCCCCTTTTTTATGGTATAATATTATTGGAATAAAAAACAAATGACAGTTAAAATTCTATTACTTAAATCTGGTGAAGATGTTATTGCCGATGTAAAAGAAATGGTATCACCTGACAAAAAAGTCATAGGATACTTTTTGAAAAAACCATGCATTGTTAAATTGATACCAAAGAATAAAAAAGGAGAAACATCAATATCAATGTATCCATGGATGCCTCTTGCAAAAGAAAAAGAGATTCCGTTACCAACTGATTGGGTGGTTACAATGGTCACACCAATCAAAAAAGTCGAACAAATGTACACAGAGGATGTTTTAAATGGAAAAACCACCAATCAAACTGATAGTTCTGATGAATCAACAAAGGTTGGTGTCACAGATTGAAGAAATAGGTGCAGATATAGGCCAACCTGATTGTAAACTAACTGAACCATTTATCGTGGGAGATAATAATACTTTATCGCCATGGTTAGTTGAATCTACCAATCAAAGTGTTTTCATGTTATCATCAGATAAGATCTTAACTCTTGTTGATCCCAAACCAACTTTACTTGAAAAATATCAAGATCTTCTTAAATGAATCCACTTGCTGAATTACTTGGAATAGAAGAAGAATATCCGACTAGAAAGTGTAGAAGATGTCAAGTTTCTAAACCATTGAATGCCTTTGAAATTAATTCTTATGGATCACAAAAATTTCATCGCAAAATTTGTAAACAATGTAGGGATACTCAACAAGATTCTAAAAAAGTTGCTATAATAAAGAAATGTGGAACTGCTAAACTAATTAGACCACCAGAGGGAACTCGTTGTGAATGTTGCAATATTGCTATGTCATATGGACAAAAAAATATGAATAGTATGTGTTTTGATCATGATCCAGTTAGGGAGGAATTTCGAGGTTGGATATGTAAGAAGTGTAATACTATCATAGGTTTTCTTGGGGATAATCTAGAGGGCACTAAAAAATTAGTCATGTATCTTGAGGAACGACAATGAAATTCTATACTAATGTCCAGTTGATTGGTAATCAATTTCTAGTTCGTGGTGTTGAGAATGGAAAGAGATATGCACATAGAGATGAATTCTTTCCAACTCTCTTCGTTAGATCAAAAAAGAAAACAAAATATAAAACACTAAATGGAACTCCGGTAGATGCTGTCAAACCCGGAACTGTAAGAGATTGTCGTGACTTTTTTAAAAAATATGATGAAGTAGAAGGATTTGAAATATATGGAAATGATCGCTATATCTATCAATACATATCAGATAAGTATCCAGAGGATGAAGTTAAGTTTGATATTAGTCAAATCAAATTAGTTACACTTGATATTGAGGTATCATCTGAACAAGGATTCCCAGATGTTGAATCATGCTCTGAAGAAATACTTGCAATCACAATACAAGATTATACAACAAAAGAGATTGTAACTTGGGGTGTAAAGCCATTCAACAATAAACAAGATAATGTAACTTATCATTGTTGCAATACTGAAGAAAATTTACTTCGGACATTCATTAATTATTGGATGCAAGATGTTCCTGATGTGGTCACTGGTTGGAACATTCAGTTGTATGATATTCCTTATATCTGTAAACGAATTAATCGTGTGCTTGGTGAAAAGATAATGAAACGCATGTCACCTTGGGGTCTTGTATCTGAAGGAGAAGTTTATATCAATGGACGTAAGAATACCACCTTTGATATTGGAGGTGTTACACAACTTGATTACCTAGATCTCTATAAGAAGTTTACATACAAGGCACAAGAATCATATCGACTTGATTATATTGCAAGTGTGGAACTTGGACAGAAAAAACTTGATCACTCTGAGTTTGATACCTTCAAAGATTTCTATACAAAAGGTTGGCAAAAGTTTATTGAATATAACATCATTGACGTGGAACTTGTTGACCGTCTGGAAGACAAAATGAAACTGATTGAACTTGCATTGACTATGGCTTATGATGCTAAAGTAAACTACAATGATGTGTTCTATCAGGTAAGAATGTGGGATACTATCATCTACAATTATCTCAAGAAACGTAACATTGTAATCCCTCCAAAGAATCGATCATCAAAGGCAGAAAAGTATGCGGGTGCATATGTGAAAGAACCGATTCCGGGAAAGTATGATTGGGTTGTTTCCTTTGACTTGAATAGTCTGTATCCACATTTGATTATGCAGTATAATATATCTCCAGAAACTCTTGTTGAAACAAGACACCCATCAGTCACTGTTGATAAGATACTTAATCAGGAACTCACATTTGAAATGTACAAAGACAACGCTGTCTGTGCAAACGGTGCAATGTTCCGAAAAGATGTTCGTGGATTCTTACCAGAGTTGATGGACAAGATGTATGGAGATCGTGTGGTCTTCAAAAAGAAAATGATTGAGGCAAAAAAAGCTTATGAAAAGACACCAACAAAAGCATTGGAGAAAGAGATTGCAAGATGTAACAACATCCAAATGGCGAAAAAGATATCTCTTAATTCTGCTTATGGTGCTATCGGCAATCAGTACTTCCGTTATTATAAATTAGAAAACGCGGAAGCAATTACTTTATCTGGTCAGGTTTCTATTCGTTGGATAGAGAACCGTATGAACTCTTATCTAAACAAAATACTAAAAACGGAGGATGTTGATTATGTTATTGCAAGTGATACTGATAGTATCTATCTCAATCTGGGTGATTTGGTCGATAGGGTATACGAAGGCAGAGAAAAGGATGCTGCGAGCATTGTGTCGTTCCTTAATAAGGTGTGTGAAGTGGAATTTGAAAAGTATATTGAGAGTTCTTACCAAACGTTGGCCTCGTACGTAAATGCCTATGATCAAAAGATGTTCATGAAGAGAGAGAACATCGCAGATCGTGGCATCTGGACAGCAAAGAAAAGATATATCTTAAACGTATGGGATAGTGAAGGTGTGAGATATGAAGAACCTAAACTGAAGATGATGGGTATTGAAGCAGTGAAGTCATCAACTCCAGCACCATGTCGTAAAATGATTAAGGATGCGTTGAAGATTATGATGAATGGTTCTGAAGATGATATGATTGATTATATCGATACATGTCGTAAAGAGTTTAAAAAGTTACCACCAGAAGAGATTGCATTTCCAAGAACTGCATCTGATGTTGTTAAATACAAAGCTCACTCTACAATCTATGCAAAAGGAACTCCTATACATATACGGGGTGCATTATTGTTTAATCACTATGTGAAGAAGCACAAATTAGATAATAAATATTCACTCATTCAAAATGGTGAGAAGATTAAATTCTGTTATTTGAAAAAACCAAATATCATTCATGAGAATATTATCTCATTCATTCAAGACTTTCCTCATGAGATTGGTCTTGACAAATATATCGATCACGATCTACAATTCGACAAGTCATTCTTAGAAC